GATGATACAGATAGTATCGTCCCTGCTGATGTGTAGGCTTTACTTGGCATTTGCAAATCTCACTAAGATTTTTAGTTTATATAATCGTTGAGATCAATAAAAATAACTGCTGTCTCATCTCTATTCCTTACTGGCCCGTTGCTCCCAAAACTTTCAATAAAAGCTATTGGCTCACACAATACCCCGTAAGAAGTCGGCTTTATAGAAGATATATGATAGTTTACTGTCCCGAAGTCTACGCCACCGTCATTCACACTGACGCCTTCTTTTCTTATTGTGTGGCCTGTGAAAAGGTAGGCAGGTCTTTGTGCTGATGGGAAATTAACAGATACGCTATTGTCAAAACTTGCTGGCGGGAGTATAGTGTCTTCCGCTTCTATCTGAAGCGGATTAGCATTACCGCTGTGAAATGCTATTTGACCGTTGGGCCTGTAAACTTCTAGGCCGTGTGTTGGCTTTGTGAAAAAGTCGTACTCCGCAAAAACGTGTACAGATGGCGCAGGGCCAGGGTTTGAATCACTAGCATTTGCGTTATGATGTTCTAGAACAAAAGACCACAAGCCATTACCTAAGTGCGATTGAGCGAATAAAGTGAAATGCTCATTGCTCACACCAGCAGGTTCTATAAAAACAATAGGGGGCCTCTCATCTAGTCCTTCTATTCTAAACTCAAACTCCCAAGCAAACCTAAAATCATCCCAAAGGAAGTCAGCAGCCCCCATACTTGTTTCGGCATTGTAATAGTATGCCTCACCAAAATAAGCCATGTTTTTGGTTTCTTCTGTTATTACGACATCGCCTTGCTGGTTTTTGACTATAACCCCTCTCGTATCGGGGAGAGAATCTATGCTCCCAGAAGCAAAAACATAGATGTCGCTTGCTTTTGCTATAGAACTTCTCTTGAAATACTCAATATATGGTGTGCCATCTGATTCGACACCACTGAATACTGAATGCAAAAGGTCATCTGGCCCGGTGTCAGTCTTATAGTTGTATGATCTGACATGACTTAACGTAAAACCATTCAGGTTAGGGTATAAAATCTTATCAGATGGACTGTCTGAATCTAGGGATATTATGTCTGCTAATATAATAGGCGTCTTTCCTATTTCTATAATACCATAATTGTCTGTTATGTATTGCAGTCCGTACATTTCTATATACTCAGATTTCCTATTTTTACTCTCAGCGTCCCACTAGAGTCAAAAACTTTTATCACATCATCAGTGATCTCAGTTCTAGCGCCACTGTCAGAGCTTTTGACATCAAGTTGGCCCCTAAATGTCCCATCGTTAAACTCTGCATTACCGTTCTTGTCGATGTTCCATCCTGTGCTACCGGCAACATAGTTGTCAGATTCAATTACGTTGCCAATCTTGGCGTTATCAATAGAGCCATCTGCAATTACAGCGTTGTCGATGAAAACCTGATCGTTTTGTACGATAAAAGGCGCTACATCGTCAGTACCAATCACGCCAGTTTGAGGCAAGATGGCAAACCTATCTACATTGACGTAGAACTCTGAAAAACTGGCTCCACTGTCATCCACAGCTTCGTTTGCAAGACCGAAGCCAGCAACGGCACCGTTGTTGTCAATTTTGACTGTGTACTGATTCTCTAAGATTGAGATGTCAACCCCAGAGTCAATCCGGTCTATCAAGTCTTGAGTTAGGTTTGACTCAGAAATATCGTTACTGATGAAGTTAATCAGGTCTTGATTGCTTACGTCAGGATCAGCAGGGGTGATCGTTGCCACATCGCTGTAGTCTGACCAGTACCCGTGGACACTGCGCGACCGCACAGAGACAGAGTAAGTCTCTCCGTAGGTATTGACTGGAACACGGACGATTCCCGCCTCTGCCTCATAAGTTTCTGTCAGAGCGGACACAGAGGGCGCTTCCCATCGCACTTCAATGAGCGAGGACGTAGCCCCTCCACCTAGCTGGTATTCAACTAGAATGTAACTCTGCACAGTCCCCACAGGAGGCAACTGGACATCTGATTGTGTAAGATTAGTTACTGTAGGCTTCAGAGGTGCTAGAGCAGCCTCATCCTCTACTGTGTATTGTACAGCAGGAGAACTCCACTGACTAAAAATGTTATCTTTAACACCTCTAGCCTGAAACTCATAAGTCGTGCCTACGTTTACGTCTGCTACCTTAAAGATATTAGAGTCTTGTTGGGGCAGAGTGATAAATCTCTCTGTACCCACCTCGCGATAGCGCAACTGGTTCTGCTGTGTCTGGCCAAATCGCGCTTGTGTGTTAACAGTCACAAACAAGTCGGCAACAGGCGAGCCCTCCCCGTCACGGGTCACATTGATAACAGATGTCGCGCCACCCCTGATAGACGGGTCATCAATCGTTGGGGTTTCAGGGATAACTCTATCAGCATCAATCGGCTCGTTGATCAAAGGCTGATACTGCGGAATAGTGCCTGTCAGTGCGTCGAGAACATTCTGGGCAGCAGGGACTGTAGTGATCGAAGCTGTAAAATTACCCTCCGGCTGTATCTCGGTCACTTTGACATCAATAGATTCTTTTCCAAGTTCACCGAACACAACCATGTCATCAGGGCTTAAATCAGAAACAGCACTGTCAAGNGTNAGNGTNTTACTAGCAGGGAAGTCNTTAGCAACNCCTACAGTAGAAACAAGCCCGCTCGACTTTTGAATCTTGATGCCGTAGTTCTTACTTTCTTCAAAAAAGATAGTCTCATCAAGTCTGATTTCGGTATCAGAAACAACTTCCTTTACCCTGCCTGCTGCAAGCCCCACTAAGATGACATCGTAGTTAATAGTCAGCAAGTCGCCGCGCTGGTAGCGCAGATGTTGGACATCTTGCTTGAATGTAAATCTTTCAGGCCGAAGCCTTTGCTGGGCAAGGTGATAGCGACCATACTTCCAGGCTTGATCCGGGTCAGTCACACCTTTAGCCTGCAACGTCTCATACTTCTGAGCGTTGCTCTCGTCAAAGCCATCGTCGAATACAAGCCGCTCAGTGTTCTCCCAAGTGCTTGCGTCCACAAACTGGACGCGCAATCCTTCTGGGATTTCTACAGCAGACACTTCGTACCCGAAGTCAAAGCTGTTACGAGGACTGATGACCATGCGAGGGACGGACTCGACAACTTCTTTGATAACGCTAACCTTGGAGTCAGGGTTAAACGCCCACGAAGCTAGGCCGGCCCCAGCAACTTCTCTGGCTCTTTCAAGAGTAGTCCCGCTGCTGTCGAAGACCCCGTTGTACTCTAGCCCATTTGAGTCACAGTAATTAGCCCAATCAAGCAAGGCTGCTGTATCAAGATCAGTTTTGCTTATGGGGTTTCTGTTTGCTGTTCCTGACCAAATATCAGAATAGACCCAAGCGGGGTTGTTAGTAGGCTGCCTGACCCATTGTGAACCGTCCCAAGCATCAAGAACAGATGTGGCAAGTGCAGATAGGTTATCAATCCTTCCATTTAACTGATCTGTCGCCTTGATTCGCAGAGCGAGAACAACAGTGTCAGGCTCAGTAAATGCCGCAGTACTTCTGATAGTCCTTATTGCAGTCCAAGTCAACTCATTCTGGAATGCGCTGGTGTTGTTGTGAGTAGTTTGTAGGCGAGTCACTCGGACATCATACTGTCCTTTTGGAACTTTGAACCTATAGCCTCGCCGGACAGTTTCTTTTTTAGAGCTAAAGATAGTGAATGAACTCTGCTCAACTGTCCAAGCAGATGTCCCTGTTTGCCTATACTCAATCTTAAAGTCAACTGATGCGCCAGTAGTCCTTGCATCTTTATTCACTGAGTATAAGGCACCAGCAAAGTCAAGGCTTATTTCAGAAGCCCCTGTATCAGTAGTCCTTATAGCAGATTCACCGTCAGCTTTTGTAACAGAGCCGTTATCTTCAATACCTTCAAACTGGTCATTGCTAGTGGTAAATGCGGCGTCTGCCTCAATTATCTCGTTAGTGTAAAGACTTATCTGGTCTGGGCGTCCTAGTTCGTACTCAACCTCGTCAAATAGTTCTATGTCGGTGTCCCCGATCCTTACTGCCGAATCAGAAAGCCCGTCAGTTTCTGTTACAACAGGGTCTGACTGACCACCGACAATGTTTCCACCGACTTCCAAGGGGCCGTAGCCTAAGCAAACCATCATTCTAAGGTACTGGTCGTTGCCTACCACCTCAGTGAAGGGTTTTGCTGTCATGGGGACTGATGGGAAAAACCTGAAAGTCCCGTAAAGCCTAGGGATTGGCTGAAAAGCAGCGGTCTGGTTGCTTGTCCCTGTAAGCGCGTTAAGCCGATTAAAGGATTCAGGTGCGTTGTTGGCACCCAAGTCAGGCTGCTGCGGAGGGATCAGCGCGTTGACTGCCATTGTGCCTGCTATGCCTATAGCTACTTGCGCTGTGGCGACGCTCATGCCAGTAGCACCGGCCAAAGCTGGGGCAAGTTGAGGCGCTGCAATAGCAACAGCAATAAGAGCGGCAGTTCTTAGCAAGTCGCCGTCTTGTGGCACAGGCCAAAGCACAAGCGTAGCGCCATCTTTAGGCTGGGTCAGCCGATGGAACTCTTCCGGCACCTCGCGCCCATTGATGTAGGCAGC